CCAATATCTAAACGACCGATACCAGTCGAGGTGCTGTCATAGTTCGTCCACCCGAAATACAGGTAAGGTCCGATAGCAGCAAACGCACGAACCGAAGTACCTGTCTCGATTAGTGGACCAACGACAAGGTTGCCGTCGCTGTCCGACGAGCAGAACCGCAACCCTGTCGTTAACCCAATAACCACGTAACCGAGGTACGCCTGAATGTTAGTGACAATTTCACCCAAAGGCAACTCTGCTGCAACCGTAGGAATATCTAACGCTGTACCGTCAGCTTTGACCGCAGTCTTGTAGATCAACGACTTGTTACCTGAGTAACCTGCGCAATAGATTTGGTTTTGTCCACCAGCGAAACCGACCCAGTTGAAACTTGTGTTCGGATGGGTGTATAGCGCGGTTGGGTTGTTCGCTGAAGAACCTGGTGTGGTGGTGATATTCCAAATTTTTTGTTTGTCGCTGTTCTTACCTGCAACCATTAAACGGCCACGAACATAATCTATTTTGCCAGCGTCAATACCGGTGATGTAGTTAGATGCCGCTGATGTGCCAGCGTTGGTTTGGTCAATGTTTCCGTCAGCATAAGAGAAGAACACGTTGTAACCGTCAGAAGTGATCGCATATAGATCAGAAGCATTAGTTCCTGTGACTGTTGTGAATGTCACCCAGTCTGAGGTGTAGCGAACATTCTGTCCTTCGGTTCCATAGATGCGTCCATCGGCAGTAGCCATGTAAAGATTGCTGTTAGACGACGCATACGCTTGTGTGGTCGTTGGAAGCAAAGACAGTTTGCCTCGATCCCAAACATTGATACCTTTGCTTGAACGGAAACGATATGCCTCAGCGTCAGCGGTATCCGAATAAGTTTGTCCTGCACCATAATGCCAAGACGACTGCGACCTACGCCATAAACCTTGTGGGTTGATAGCTGATTCACCAGGTTCAGCAGATTGGTCAACCGAGTCACGAACACGCGCATCAAACTGTCGACCAAAATCATTTGACTTCGTATCAATCATGTACGGTCTGCCGTTAACAGCTACAGGGTAAATGTATGGGACTACCTGTGTTGATCCTGTACCTGTGAAGAACGCTGGTCCACCACGGTAGGCGGTAGAGAAATCTATAAGCGTTGCCATCGCTACGCCCTAATAGTCAACGGGTATTGTCTCGCAAGTTTCGCTGCTTCAGCGATGATACGGTCACGACGAAGACGTAGAATGTTGCTGAACGAGTCACGCATCGCACCGGCAGGAACCTCATCGGAACGACGAGTATCTCCTTGCGATTCAATGAAGTTTCGTTTCACTTCACGCATTGACAACATTCTGGACATCACACCTAACTCCAAAATATCTTCCATCGTTACAGGAACATTGGCAACCGACTGGATGCTATCGCTAACAGAAGAAACACGGGTGAATGGTGCTTTGTAACGGACACGCAAACTACCTGCCATCACCGACTCATCAAACACGATCGCATACCCTGAAGGAAAATCAGATGTAGGCAGATCACGTTGCAGTCGAGTCATACGAATAACTGGATAATCGCTATCCAAATAACGCAAACGCACATCAATCAAATCCAAAACCGATGTTGCACCAGTAATGTCAATCTGACGGTCTGAACCGTTGTAATCCAAATCCACAGAAACAATACGGAACAAACCATTCAACGGGCTAGATAAATCATCAATGTCCTGATTCAACGCCTCCAACATTTGTGCTTTAGGAAAACGAGGATTCAACGTGACAATCGCACCAGCCGTATGAGCCGCTGCTGTAGTCCCCATATATCCACGCTCAACCGTTACGGCTTTAGTTCCGCTAGTTGCTTCCCAAACATAAACCAGTTCAGAGTCAATCTCAAAAACCGTGCCAGCGCGAAGCCCACCCAAGTCATAGGACATGACAAAAGAGGTGTCATCAGAATCAACAGTTGTCGCTAACTTGTTTCGTTCCTCAACGGTTCCCGAAAGAAGCTGGCGGTTAACACGATCCAGTAGTGCGCTGGCTGTGGACATTTACTTCTTTTTCTTAGGCTTCTTGCCGTACTCCATAGCACGTTCTTTTTTGCCTTCAGTCTTTTCGTGCTTCATCTTCGCACCCTTAGACTTATATTTTTCGCCTTTAACAGACATGGCTGATCCTTTCGATAGGCAATCAGATTACCACGCCTCAGCAGTCCCACTTCCGCAAAGCCAAAGCCTTACGAGTAGGACGACCCTTCTCATCTTTCATAGGACCTGGCATCCCACCCATACGCGCACAAAAAGACTTACGACGAGCAGCCGCTTTCGGTGATTTCTTTGCTTGTGAAGCAGACACAGGTGGCTTCAAATTCATGCCCTGTTTTTTCGCTGATGCACGACCTTTAGCGTTCAAACCACCAGCAGGGTTCTTCCCTTCTTTGCGTTGCCAAGCAGGAGTTTTAGCCACGCTTTTTCTTCTTCATACCGGCTTCGCTCATAGCAATAGCGACAGCCTGCTTACGGGACTTAACAACAGGGCCTTTCTTAGAACCTGAGTGCAGTTTCCCTGCCCCAAACTCCTTCATAACTTTGCTAACTTTTTTCTGTGCCTTAGTCTTTTTCATACCAGAACTCCTGATGCTTTGAGAACGTCACGTACATTCAACACTACACGGTGCTTAACACCAGGGGCTAGATCAATGTGATGTCTGCCGATATCGGCTTGAACTCGTCGGGATACCTCAATCTCACAAGTAGGTTCTAACGGCATCCATTTTCCTGATACCCGCTGATCGGTTGGTTTCACAGCCTGTATCAGTTGGTTCGCTGCTGTATCCCAATTAAACGCGCTGACTTCACCCGCATAGATTTCAGCCTGCTCCCGATACCGCTCACGGTTCTCATACATATCTTGGATCGCACTAAATATCGCTCCAAATTCAGGTTCATCCCAATCACCCATATTCTGCCAAACACCCTCATTAGTGGGAACTGAACGAGTTGGGATACGGTGAGTTGCTAGATCAGAGAACTCTCGATGACCGTGAGCATCAGAAAGAATAGTCGGTACGCCCGCTGAGATTGCCTGCAAAGGCATCAACCCAAAACCTTCACCACGGGACACAGAAATAAAACAGTCCATAGACCGGACAAGATCAGCTTCCTGTTCAACAGTCATCCACTTGTCATGCACTACAACATTCGGATAGTTAAGGTTGTCCGGTGCTGACAGGTACGGGGGAACAATCTTGATATGCAACTCTGCGTCAGGAAGATTCATTTCTAAAAAAACTTTCAGCACTACATCTAAGCCTTTGCGATACCACTCTGACCCGCCACACAAAATCTTGAACTTCTTGTTCTGTGGCCGTTCCTTCGGATACCAAACCTCACGATCAACACCTAAAGGGATAACACGCACATTGTCATGGAACTGTGAGAACAACTCCCAGTTGTGCAACGACGGCACAACCACCGTGTCAAACAAATGCAAATACTCGGAGAACTCTGGTGGCAACCAGTTCGTTTCCCACATAGTCAATAACGCAGGCTTCTGCCCCTCGACCCAACCTTTAATCAGATTAGGTCTAAGAGCAAACACCACCCGTTCAGCATCATCACATAACTGAACTTTGCCTGCTAAACCACTACGCAAACCTTCGACCATTTTGCCGTAACCAACATGAGGAATGTTGACACCAACAAGGTTCAGGTATTTGGAAGTATCCCCGTTTCGACTTGCCATTTTTCTTCTGCTCGTTTCTCAACCTGTGCTGACCCATCAATGTTCTTTGGTTGAACACCGTTTTGTCGCATCCGTTTGTATGCGTCTAGGTCTTTGTCTAGCACACGGTCTTTAGCGTTGATAGTTGCTACACGCGCTTTACCACCTCTTGATGGCATCGCCTCTGCACCGATACCAACATGGGCGATCTTGCAACCGAAGCATCCCTCAACATTTAGATCAGGGTGCGTTTCCTGATGTTTAACCACTTATGTACTCCCCGTATCCTGCTGCGGTTAGCGATGCTACTTCATCTGCTGTCACTTCAATATCATGCCCACCGTAATAAGTTTTAGCAACAGTAGTCATATCCGACGGCTGATTCTCCGTATATGTTCCATTTGTCAACAGATACACGTTCCTACCTCTAGGGGTTGGACGCACATGAGATGCTAAACGGTTAGCGAGTCGTTGCTCCTGAGACAACACCAGTCCTTTAGTGAAGTTCTCTGCGAGCGTGGGTCGCACATAGTTGTCGGTGGGTGTACGAAAAATTGCCATCAGGTGATGCTATCCCCAAAACCTGCTGCGGTCAGTTCAGCAACCTCAGCGTCCGTTAAAAAGTGATCTCGACCACCGTACCAAAGTTTTGCCACCTGCCCTAAATCACGTTGGTCGATGGTGGTGTATTCGCCGTTAGTGAGCTTGTATAGGTTTCGTGCGCGGACACCCGAACGGTTGTATCTTTGCAGACGGTTCGCTGCATCACCATCACCGAAGTATCCGCCTGGGTAGTTGTAAGTGTACGGCACACGGAAGATATGGGATTTAGTCCATTCAGCAGATTGTGTTGCTGTTCCTGTGCTGGTGGCTGTACGGAAATACAGGATTCCACCAAGCGTGACTGAACTACCTGTTCCTGATCCTGTTGCGGTACGAATGTTGACAACAAGATCAACACCTGAACCTGAACCTGTACCCGATCCTGTGGCGGTACGCAACGGAACACGAATGAAGGTGACACTAGAATCCCCTGATCCGTTACCCACAGCCGTTCTAACAGGCGTAATCTCACCAGTAGCACTCTGAGAGCCAACACCACCACCTGACGCTGTACGAGGAGCAATATGCAACCCCGTCGAATCCATCGTCCCAACACCCGAACCCGAAGCTGTACGAAGAAGAACAACAAGCCGTGTCGCAGACTGGCTACCAGTACCACTACCTGTTGCTTGTCGTTGACGCAATACCTGCGCTGAAGAAGAAGCAGTACCTAAACCTGATGCCGTAGCAGTAACCGTGATAACCGCACGAACACCCAAATAGAAACGGCCACCAAAACGGTACGGGAAACTAAAGTCAGTTAACTGACTTAACCGAAGCTGGACAGCACCATGCGCAACCGACGAAGAACCATTAGACGGACCTGTAGCAGTACGAGAAACCGTCCGATAGTAAAGCCCGCGATAGTACGGGTGAGTGTCACTAAAAGATTCTGTGAACCCTGTGACTGCTGTAATCGCCATAAGGGGTTATCCCCTTTCGGCTAGTCGAGCGACAGCGTGAGAGAAGTGATTTGGAAAGTATCGCCCGCAGTCACAGCAGCAGACGACGACAACGCACCAGTCCACAAACAGTTACCCGAAGTGCTGGCATCCCACATAGACCAATGCGAATAAGTTTCAGTAGCAGCAACATTCGTCCACTCCAAAGTTGCAGAAGTTGCTATAGAACCCGAAGAAGCTGAAGCCCAAGCAGCAACCTTACGGGTTGTTTCAGTCGCAGCATTAGATGTTCCCGCCTCACCAGGATCACCCGTATGCAAAGCCACATACACGTTCGTAGGAATAGTCCAAGCAGTCTTGCCTGTCGTGTGTTCAAGAATTTTCAATTCTGCATAGTTAGAAATCGACATACAAACCTTTCGTTAAAAAGACTATACCAAATACAAAAAGTGGGGCAGTCGAGCGAGGGGACTCGACCACCCCACATCTTGTGGAGTACTAAACGCTAATTAAGCGTTAGTTCCAATGCTGGACGATGACTCAATGCGACGCAAAGCTGCTTCGCGGAAACGGCCATAACCGCCGAGCCAGTACCAACCGATTGGGTTGAAACGCATGAGCGAGTCAACAACAGGTCCACGAACAACCTTCGGAACCATGCCGTTACCGTCAACCTGGCTGTAAGCCTTAGCCAACGCCTGACGACCCATGATGTGTGTGCAATACACGTCAATCGTTCCAGTTGTGCTGGTTCCGTTTGATGCGTCAGTGAACACCTTTGCGCGAGGGGTTTCAATGAATCGTACTGATTCAAAGGTTCCGATCTCACCGTTGTAGATGCCCATTGTGTCTACGTTGACATGAGGTGCGTTCCACGATGCGTTGCCAGTTTCACGACGAAGGTCGTACGACACGTCTGGGTGGATGTAACCCATGTAGTAGCCATTGAAGGTTGCAACGTTTGCACCACGCAAAGCAGCAGTCTGCTTACGGATGTCGTTAGCTTCAATGATGTCCTCAGCCTGAACCGTTACACGGCTTGATGGATCGGACGAACCGCCACCACCGTAAGCCACGTTGGTTCCACCAGCAAGAACGTCACGAACTACCTTGTCGATTGAGTCACCAGCGTTGTAACCGATAAGGTTCGCTGCTGCTGCATCAACATCAAGGAACGAGGTTCCACGGAGTTTTGCTGTGGTGTTGATCGTGTTGCCGTATTCGGCAAGGGTCACGGTCACTTGGCTGTCGCTCATAGCCACAGGTGTGACATCTGAGGTTTCAGTCAAGGTTGAGGTTGCTTCTGCAAGGTCTGCGAAGATCGTGAAGATCACCGAAGAACCTGGCATTGACTGGTTTGTTGCTTGAACATCGGCTGCCTGATCGAACAAGAGTTCTGAACGCAAAGCGAAATACGCTAAGCGATCATACGCTGCCTGATCGGTTGACACCGAACTTTGTTGGGTATAAGCCATGATGACTTTCCTTTAGGGTTAGCCCCAAAGGACGTGAATCCTAAGGGGAGTGATTAGTATTTTTCTAACTCGGCTCTCGCCTGGGCCAGCAGTTGCATCACTTCATCAGGGGATTTTGCATTAGCAATACGTTGAGCGTAATCAACAGGAGCGTCGCTAGTTTCTCCAGCTCGCGCTGCCTGAGCCACACGATTCCATGACTGCTGTTCAGCAACCACTTCCTTGTTCCGGCTAGGTATGAGACTTGCTTCTTCTGCTGCTTGTCGAATCGCCTCAGGTGATAACTCACCGTCGTAGCCTTTGACGAAATACTTGTACTTCGGATCTGTGGGGTCTACGCCCGCTTTCACGAAGTTAAGTTCTCGTCGGGCTGCCTCTGCTTCTGCTGCTGCTTCACGTAAAGCCTTATTTTCGGCTTCAAGTTTCCGCAAGTGCGCTCGCACAGGGTCCTTCGATTGCTGCTGGTCTTGCATTACATCATCCTCAAACTCGTAGTTTGCATCTGACATGACCCACTCCTTCTGCCCACACCACGCTGGAGGTTACGTGATGGCTGCAAGTCTCACCCCTTTTGGCACATTGAAATCGGGGGCTTTCCAATGGTGTTCGTAACCGAACATTAACAGTATACACACACCATACCTGACATTGTCAAGTATCCTATTGTGCTTTACCCACCGCAGTAGAAATAGAGCCTGATGTTTCACCAGTTGTCCGAGCAAATGACCCGCCACCAGCGAACTCACCAGTACGGAGGCGACGTTTACGCTCCAACTCTTGTTGCGCGGCGACATCAATCCCGAACGCAGCACCAGCAAGTTGTTCACCCGATAGTGCAGTTTCACCCGCGAAAGTCTGTTTTAGTTCGCCTAAAGCACCGACTTCAGCGAAACCTGCGCGAGCCTGCTGTTCAGTAATACCGCGTCGAGCCAAGTCCTCAGCGTAAGCACCGGATAGTTGGATACCGCCCTGTTCTAGTCCACGGGCTGCGATGTTTGCAGCTTGTGCTTGACGGGTGAGTAGTGGGGCTGTGCGTTGTGGGTCAAGGAAGTATGCGGCTAGTTCCCCGTCACCTACACCGTAAAGGGTTCGCATCTGTTCTTTTACGGCAGGGTCAGCGTCAGCGACAGCACGATAGCCCTGCTGAACACGCTCGTTAAGTTCGGCGTTAGAAACATCACCTTCAATTAGCGCACGAAAGTCATCTGGCTGATCGTAGAAATTCACCGGCAAACCGTTAGAACGCAAAGTTTCTCGGTACTGGTTTTCTAAAGCGATATATGAAGCAGCGTCAAGTTCCGGCAAACCTTTCTTGACACGTGCTGCGTTACCGGCAAATCGCTTTTGATATGCGGGTTGGTCACGAAGTTTGAATTCGATAACAGCTGGATCAGTAACACCTTCAGCGATAATGTTTGTATAAGTGAAGTCGGTTAGTTCGCCAAGACCGTAAGTGTCAAGGATTGTGGCCATGTATTGACGGGCGTCTTGACGTTGCTGTTCTTTCTGGGCTTCCATTTGAGCCTGAGCGAACTCTCGATCCAACTGCATTTGTTGCGCAATCTGGTCAACTTCAGTTGTATCAGTAGGAGTCCCTTCTGGTCCAGTAATCAAACTGTTTCGATAGTTATACAAAGATTCAAACTGCTGTTGTAACGGATCAGTGACAGTTGCGCCAGTTGGGTCAGTAAACGCTGCCTGCCCTTCAGGGGTTTGGCTGTATGCCAGCAACTCCTGGTTCAACTGATCCATATTCAAATTAAGATCAACGCCACCCAAACCGGTGTCACTCATTACTGAACCTTTCCAAATACGCGAGCCAAACTGACAGCAAGACTGGCAGCCTGATCGTTAGCCTGTTTCGTATATTGCCAACCATAAGAAGGATCGGTCTTAATCATTTTTGTCCAGTCAGTCAAAGATAACTGGCCAGATTCTTTAGTGCCAAAAGCCCTCAACCATTTAGGGTCTTTCATAAAGTCAATCTGGTTTGGGTCAATCTCCAGAGCGTCAGCAGCATAATTACGGTAGTTGCTGAAGATGTCGTCCAAAGACAAACCTGCATCGATTTGATCTGCAAGATGACCGAACGCACCTTTCGCAGCTTTCTGCGCTTTTTCCAAAATGCTGTCTTTAGTTACCGCAACACCGTTATACATTCCACCAGTCAAAGCAGCCTGCATTTCAGCATCAGACACTCGATAACCGTAAGCACGTGCTGCTTGACGAATAGCGTCAGCGTCACCGCTTTCATAAGCACGTGTTGCCATAGCAGGTGAAGTTGGTGTTGTTGCTGCTGCTGGTTTACGGAACGCATATTGGTAAACAGCCTGCTTCACGCCGGTGGCAGTCAGACCGTTTCGGGCAACCTTCTTAGCAATCTCGTCAATGTCGGTTTGTGACAAACCAACATCGGCATAGTCTTTTACGATTGCATCACGGGCTGATTGGATCAAACCGTTTTGCGTCATTGGTGAAGCACCATCAAATTTGTATTGAGAGTCTGTTACCGTTTTGGCGTAATTGGTCCCCTTGATGCGAGCTTGTATTTCCTCATCTGTCATCTCCGTATTAACAGCTTCTTTTAGAATGTCAACAAAATCCTGACCGAAGAAATCAACAACTTCGTTTGTAGCCCAATCTGAATATGCAGGATAAGTTTTCTTGAACTCATCCATCCATGCCATATCGTCAACAGGCTTATTTGCACTCTGAAACTCTTGACGTAATTTAGCCCTGTTTGCCGGAGTGTCTTTCAACTTCCGTTTCACCAGTTCAGAATCAACAAATGCTTTTTGTTGTGTTGCTGACCCTGCTGACTGAGCAGACACAGCTGTGTCCGAACCGCCACCAACAGTAGTTGATGTTTGGGTGGTAGTGGTGGTTTCGGTTTTTGTTGCAGGCCCCATGCCTTCGCCACGCATCTGCGCTGTGGCTCGATCAACAGATGTGGAAGGGCCAGCAGTAGCAGGAGTTAATCCAGTAACTTTTGAATCAACAAGTTGCCCATCTTTCAAAGTAACGGTACGACCAAGATCAATACCTTTTGCTTCATACTCGTTGAATTTCGTGTTAAGTTCAGACAGTCTTGCCTGATAATTAGCAAATTTCTTTTCATTTTTTGGGTCGTTTTGCCATGCCGAACGCGCACGATCAACGGCATCTTGACGGGTAGCAATAGTTTGCTTGCCTTTAGAAATAAGATTTTCTTGTGCCGTGTCAGATGCTTTCTTAGTTGCGGCAGCATTTTTTTCAGCTTGTTTAGCAGCGTCATATTTCTTCTGTATTGGCTTTAATGCTTTTTCAGCATCAGACAACGCTTTTGTTAAAGCAGCAAAATTTGCGGAAGTAGCACCCTGCAACGCTTTACGAGCAACATCAACTTTTGCTTTAGCGGCATCAAGTTCTATTTGGATTTCAGCAGAAGAAGCCATAGTTAACCTACGATACTCATAGCAGCGTCAATCGCTTTACGGAACCGCACAGCCTTCTCAGCACCGCCCTGTAACTGCGAAACCTGCTGACCTGCCATAACCGACAGAGCAGGGGCAGATGGCCCCTTAGAAGCCTCCTGCGCTTGAATGGCGGCAATCGCCTTATCAATGTCAGCCTTGCTCATCGTTCGACCCAACTTTTCCAACGAAGATTGACGCAAATACTCCGTAATGTCCTCAGAAGCACTCACACGATAACGCGCACCACCAGAACCACCACCAGTCCACTTCGCGCCAGTAGCAGCAATCTGCTGCAACATCGGCTTCCACGTGTAACCCTTAGCGTTAGAGAAACTCAGGAACTCCTCAAAAGCATTACGGTCCTTCCCCAATGTTCCAGTAGCAGAAGGCTTCCCAGAACCGTAGAAACCGCGTGACTGCAACAACTTCAAAACAGCTAAACGTTCACCATCTTGCATTGAATACAGTTCGTTGTAAACATCGTCAGGTCCGTATGGTGCGCGAGCAATCTGACGGTTCTCGTTAACCAAAAACTCGTTCTCATATACAGCACCAAAATTCTTTCCACCAGGAGTGCCATAAAACTTGATTTGTTGGCTAATAGTTTTTTGTGCTTCAGGAGACAACTTCGGATCAATGCCAACAACAGTTCGTTTGGGCCACGCAGTTAACGTTCCAAACCCGCCAGATGAACCAGCACTTGATCCTTGACCGGCAGCCCAAGAAGAAAAATCTGTACCAGTATCAGTTTGGGCAGGGTCTTGGTTTGGGTCTTGTGTTTGTTCAGCCATAGTTATTCCACCTCTGATGCTAGTAAGCGATCAAAAATACGAGCAAAATTTGGTTCTTGCTCAGACAATGATACTCCAAGAGCAACAAGCCCATCACGCAGTCGAGCAGCACTTTTAGCCTGACGGAAACCCTGCTCAGTAGAACCAGAAGCAGCGATAGCTTGCTCACGGGCCAACAAGTATTCGCGCACTGCTTTACCTGTAGAAGTGTCAGCAATACGTGGATCAAACACGATCTTTTTCAAATCATTGACATCGTTGTAATACTTGCCCACCTGGAACTCTGCGAACTCTGGGAAACCAGGGTATTTGCTGGCAAGGAACGAACGATATTTTTTCAATGTTTCTTTAGCAGCAGCAGAAGGATACGGTCCGATTTGCTGGCGGGCTTGACGGAACTTTGCTGAACCAATACGTTGCTGTGCCAACTCAATTAGTTGATCGTCGGTAAGTTTGACACGCAAACCTTCTTTGAGTTGACGGTCATAAACAGCAAAACTGAAATCTGATCCCGCTGGCGCAAAGTAGCGGGCAACCTCAGGGAAATCCTCAATCAGACCTTTGTTTTCGTTTTCCCATTTCCCGAATTCTGCTGTTGCCTCTAAACCAACAGCAAGCGATCTGCTCTTAGAACTCACATACAAAGCCATCTCATCGCCATAGGTTTGCAAGAACAATGGCAAAGCCTTGTCATAACCGATTTTCGGGTCTGCCTGCATATCGTAGAACTCTTTAACCAGCGACGAAACAAACATATCGCCCATATCTGTCCGTACCTTGAACTCTGTTGTTCCGGCGGTGGGGCCAGCGAATTGTGAGACTGCGCGGAAAGCAGTCAGAATACGTGCCTTATATTCAGCGTCTTTTTCCAACTGTTTCACTTCGTCACGACTATCAAGGTCATAGTCACCGGAAGCAGACAATGCTCGAAGTGTCTCAATATAAGTATTACCAAAAATGCTGTTCAAGTCATCTTCGCTACCAAAACCAGCTGAATACAGTTTTTGTAGATAGTTCGGGACAGGGTTCAAAGCACTAACACCCTTAGTTCCGTATGGCAAAAATACTTCGCGCAAGAAATCGGTGTCTGGTCGTTTAGATAAAATTCGTGAAGCAGCGATCTGTGCCATAGGGCCAAGCGCAGGGAACGCTTGAATACCTTGCGACAATCTTGATACTGGTGCTTCCAATGTCGCATCCAAACCTGTTAGGGCTTTGGCAAGTGTTCCCGATCCAGGGAACGTAAACATCAATTCGTTTGTTGTTGGGTCGTGATAGAAGAAACCTCGACCATCGTTATCTGGATCTGCGTTAGCAATACCTGTATAGATGCGCTGGAATGAACGCCCTGTTCCGATTGGATTTGATTTAAGGAACGCAGCATAGGTGCTAATAACTTCCTTCCATGCAGGGGCAAACGGCATAATAATACGAAGTGCGTCTTGCAGATTTGTTTTTCCTGATGCGTCATACAACAGTTCTTTCATGTTGTTCAATGCAACATATTTGGCGTAATCGTCAAGTTCTTCAATAGTTACATCGCCAGCAGTTTTTGTCGAAGCCCGCATTTGTTGAAGTATTTTTTTATCCCCAAGATATTCTTCTGGAGAAATTTTAAGGGCAGCAGCTTTCTTTTCTACCTGCGCTAAAAACTTTTCCGCTTCGGCAGGGGCCAAACGATCAATCAGTTTGCCAACTTCTTCGTAATAGTATTGACGGAAAACAGGGTTGCGTTCCAGCTTCGTTGTGACCGTCCCATAGATTTCATTAAAGAACCAGTCAGTTGCTTTGTCGTATGACTGTTCAAACGAACTCCTTGCACCGCTGTCCCGTGACGATCCCTGCATGATTTCACGCTTCAATTTCTGTGGCAAACCAGTAGAAGTTTTGGCATCATACAAAGGCTGGTTCTTGATAATTTTTCGAGCAGCAGCAGTTCCCTCACCACGACCAAAAGCGTCAGAAGCCTCAACAGGCTGGACAGTTGCAATCTTGTCAGTCAGATCAACAACAGAACCATCAAAAGGGTCAATAACAACCCCACCAACACCGTCATCAATTTTAGTGATAACACCAACCTCTGTGTCATCAATCTGGACTAATGCACCAACTTTGAATTCGTCGCCTTCAGCAAGCGTCAGGTCACGTACTGACTGCTCAAAACGAGGCACAAGTTCACCGTCAACATATTTAGGGATACGGTTAAACGCATACATGAACTGCACATCAGGAAGATTGCCTGTGAGGATTGAAGCGTTCTCAATACTGATGCGGTACGCATACTGGCGATAAGCAGCAATACGGTCAGCTTCAGACATTTCCCGTAAGTTAATTGGGGTTGTTCTAGCGGTTTCACCGGTTCGAGCATTAACCACTTTGAACCCGTATTCGTGCATATCGTCAACGGTGTTTTGAAGTTTTTTATTTTTCAAAATGATATTAACGATACGGTTTGCTGCCTGGTCGCGGGCCATCTGCGAGTCTCCACCCATTTCGATGAATGTTTGAACAGCGACTTTTCTGAAAGGGTCGTTATATGTTCGGTATCCGTTTTGTGCTACAGCGTCGGTGTGAAGTTCTATTCCGTCAGCAGAGTCGCGTTGAGCGTTAGCGAACTGGCCTGAGCGTTCCATGTGGTCGTTGATGTCGTTAGCGTCTAGGCCCTGTTCACGTAGACCAAAAGAAACTTCATTTGCCAAATCCTGTAATGCTTCATCTAATGCTTGATCTCCAAGCGACATCAAATCTTCAAACTTCTTTTCAAGTTTTGCTAAACGCGCTAATTGGCGCGGACTTGGGTCAACAACTGCTTTGAGTTCATCTATTTGTGAACCAAGTTTTGACAACGTTTTTTCGTCAGCCGTAGTCCCCAGTTTTGCCAAATTCTCCAGTTTGAGACTCATCCTCTTTGATGTGCCAGTAACAAGATTTATGTATTCAAACGGGTGTGTGAAAAGCGATGGAAGTTCACTAAATGCCATACGGACTTGTGCATCAAGAGAGTTACGAACAACATACCCACCGGTAGCGAGGGCAAGTGGCTTCCATAAACGGTTTTGCACATAATCCATAGCCTCAACAGCAGCACGTTGTTCTGGGCTGATAACCCGGCGAAGTTCTTTTACTTTAAGTTTTGACTGCTGTTCTAACAGGCTTTCAATTTCTGTTCTAATGTCATCAGTCTTGTTTGGTATTTTGCGAAGCTTGCCGATCGCTTCACCAAGACGATCAAATTCTTTTTGATCTTTGATAACGGTTATTTCTCGAAGTTGGCGTTTGGCTGTTACTGCAACCTTGCCAAACAATTCTTTGTCTCCAAGAATGTCCCTAAACAATTTGCTTCTAGTGATCCGGCGAACATCACGAAGATTTGGCAAAACCTGCACACGGTCGAGCATTTCAACAAGTTCTGTTGGCGAAACAAAAGCCAACTTGTCACCATTCCTATATCCAAGTTCGGAAAGCAAAGTTTCTATTTCTTCAGTAGGGAGATAGTCACGATTTTTGTTAAGAAGGAACGAACTGTAGTTGCCGTCAAATGCTTCTCCGGAACGGTTTTGCATATAGATACGCAAATCCTCAACGCCTTTACTTGTCCGCTTATATAGCTGGTCAATAACTTCGTCCGGTATCCCATCTTTTTTCATCACAGAACGCAAAGTGTCATGGAAAAGATCAAGTGTTTCTTTGCGTGCCACATCTGATGACGTTGCGGTAAACGACCTAATCGCTTTGTCAGCAACAACATCAATGGTTTCTTGGTCAACACCAGCTGTGCGCAGATAGGAAATGATTGTTTTTACAGCGTTGCGGTTGTCGTTGACATCGCCGTTAATAACTACACGGCCTTTTTCCATTTGTGTGAAATACCGTGATTTGCGAACACCATCGATAAGTGGCATACGTTGAACAAGAACATCACCAATTTTTGATGTCAGACGGTTGCCTTGAATTAGACGGATGTCTTCCGGTAAAGCACCTTTTCCGATGCCCCAACCAGAAGCGAGAATCGCTCGAACTTGCTCAGGGTCACTAGCGTCAGCCAAAGCAGCAACAACTTCGTTCGGCAGTTTATGGTCAAAGATATCTTCAGCGATGCGTGTAGCCGATTTTTCTCCAGCAACCCGATCAATCAGCGTTTTCATTCGCTTATTTGTTCGAGTGAAAGCATCCCATTTCGTTCCGTCAAGGGAAACGTCACCCAAACCTTTGACTAAACCTGATTCGCTTTCCAACGCTGCTCGCAACGGGGCCAGTTCCGTAGCAGACAACAAAGGAACTTTTGATGATTGCAAAACTTCTACACCGCCAACAGTTAAACCGCCTTTGGTCGCAGCTTTAATACCTTTAGTGATTGGACCTGTTGGATCAGTTTTGACCATTACCACAGCATCAAGGACACCAGACAAAATGTTGTATGGCAAAGATTTTGGTTTGAATACCAAGTTTGCTGCTGCACGCCCGACAGTCCATGCTGAACCGTTTACTGTTCCACGATATTCACGGGCTTTCTTTCCTTGATATTCGCGAACACCTTCAGCAGTGAACCAGCCTTCACCGTTGTCTATTCGTTGGCCTGTACGTGGATCAATGATTTTCCCCTGTGATGCTTTAAGCATTGAGCCAATAGACGTTTGGGCAAACCAGCCATCTTGGAACATAGTGTCACCAGGTTTTGTCCATTGTGCTAATCCACCCTGCACAAACTCCGGAATAAAGTTTAGTCCGGCAAAACCCCAACGAGCAGTTGCTTTAACAGGGTTGAAAACGTTTTCTGCAAACCAGTTTCCTTGTTCCTCTTGCGAACCTTGCATATCAATCATCTGTTTAGCGGTCATGGTGGCTACAGCATCAATGGCTTCAGTTGTGGCATTACCTTTTGCTAAAGCAACCTGATGTTGTGGTGCGATCCACCCTGCACGTGTTTTGATTTCCTGCAATTTCGCTACCTGCTCCAAAGTCATTGATGGAGTAACAGGAGGTTTTGCTGGTTTGTTTATTTCAAAACGTGTATTTTCTGCTGGAATCTGTTGCGACAGTTTCATTACATCTGGTTTCCATACGCATCCAACAAATCAAGAAGGTCATCAGAACCGTATATTTGTGCAATAGCGCGAATCTCGTCAACAGCACGTGCGCTTGGTGACTGTGGGATAGGGATACCGGCAGCAATAGCGTTAGGGCCTGCACCAAAGTTTGCGCCAGCGGTAATAGGTTCTGCTGGTCGTTCCGTTGGTCGAGTCAACGAACCTAATGTCCCAGGCACAGGACGTTGAATCTGTGGTGTTTCTGTTGGTGGTGTTCCCATAGGTACAGCACGTTGAGCGTTCATTTGCTCTGTTGCTTTACCGTAGGTTTGACCTGTTGCAGCTTGGATTGCTACACGGTTTGTTCCTGCTTGAATGTCGCTCACTTACCCTCCTAATTGTGCGAGTAGCTGGTCAATCGGTGGTGGTCCTGCTTGTGGTGGTGGACCCATAGGTTGCTGTCCACCCATCTGTGGCATCGCAAGTCCTGGCATCGTTTCAGGTGAACCTTGCGGTGCAGGTGTTGCCTGACGATCCTTTGCGCGTTGATCGGTGCGACGCACAGCCTCAAACAATGGTACGTCTTGCTCAACAACAAGTTTGGTTAGATATGCCAAATCTTCTGGCTGATACGGACCATTAGGGTCCGCAGCCTGTTGTTGAATACTCGTAAGTAAAGCAGATTCAACTCCTTCCGAAATGATGCGGTCATGTTCTAGATCAGGGTCGCTAATCAGCGGGTCGGCTTCACGAGCGGATTCTTTAGACATCAGTCCTGTTCCGAGTCGTTGACCGAGGCCGACGATTAGCGAGTTCACATCGGAGCCTGCCGCAGAGTATGCAACATAATGGAAATCTGTTTGCCAAAGTTTGTTTGGCGTGTAGGTTTCTTCTCCGACAGATGATTTACGTCCAAAGAAAAACGACTTTGAGGCGTTACCCCAATACGCTTTCTCAATGGATATGGCGATCTTATCTTCTTCCAAGATAGATTGTTCAAATGTTGATTGCGCTTCCTGAACACGGAAATCAACCGTTGCAGAAAGAACAGACTCACCACGTCGACCTGTGCGTATATTGCTGGCAGACTCTCCACCGAACTCTGCTGGAATCGCTCCCTCTAAACGCTCCTGTCGTTCAAGTCGGTCAAGAGCGGTATCGGTTTTATAGCCAGGGTTTAATTGCAACTGTTGAATGTCGCCACCCTTCACAACACCGAGTTGCCCTGCTTTACCATCGGCTACTTGCAAAATTTCGGGGTTCTCACCAGGTCGAGCTACAAGATATTCTTCAGGGAAAATACCACGCTCAATAGCGATCTCTGTTAATGCTTGTAGTCGTGCGCGGGTGTAATACATTCCCATCACACCATCAAATTGTCCGCGAGGCTTATCAAGGGTGATGCGGTTTGCTACGACAGCAAGTGGCATACCTGTGCGGTTAGGGATGTATTCCAATGTCATCGCTTCGATACCGGCGCGTTCACCAACCGTCAAGGTTGGGTTATCTTCTGCACCGAGAACAACTAGTTGGATGCACTCAGGCGAAATGTATTCAAGCATTGTGTATTTGGTGTCGGCAGCGATTTTGCCTAAACGCAGTTTCCCTAATACAAGTTCACCATAGTTTTGTAGCAGGTAACTTGCGGTTACACGGTAGGTGAAAATGCAGTCGTGTGGTAGCGGATCATCAGGATCATCTACAGGTGCAGCAAAAGTATCTAGCGGGTTGCGTACTGACCAGACTGGCATCAAAGTTTTGAAATCAGGTTTAATAACCACGGCTGATTGTGAGTAGCCGAGTAGGTGTCGTGCGCGACGACGCATCTTCATCTGCATACGGTTGTGATCCCAAATAGACAACATCGCACGTTTACGCATACGAGCAGAAGACTTAGAACGTTCCGAACCTTCTTTGATTGGCGGGAAATATGGGGATGGCATTGTTGATGTCACACGCATAGACATCTGATCCAAACCCTGTACCAATAGGTTCGCTACTGAGGATTTAGCGTTCTTATCAAGTTCATTCAATGGAACGATTACGTCACCGTTAGCTAGATCGCGTACACGACGCATCTGCTCTTGAACAGGACCTTGATTCCTACGGCGTTGTTCGTAGAGTTGGACGATTTCCTCTGTAGACAGCATTTAGATACAAGGTATCACACGAGCCAAGAGGGTCGCCATTTCTTTTGTGGCCGTGTAATCGGTGACAAGTTTGGTAGATGCAACATCGCCATCCAACACGCCATCACAAGGTCAGTACCATTCTTCTTATCCCTAGTCCATGATGAGTGTTCTTCGATGAACGCAAGTGTTTTCCAGTTTTCCCGCATCGTTGGTGTACGGATCGCGCCGGTACGAAACAACTGCGGAAGCAAAGCCTCAACACCCAAGTTTTCGTCAATCTTGTTACGGCTGGTGGTGTGTGGGATGACGTTTACGTTGTGGCGTGACTGCCATTTGCGCACAAAGTCGTGTGCCAACAAAAATCTTTGCGCGGCGTTCACTTCTACTACCCAGTGTGAGATGGGGTAGCCCATGTCCATAGCCCTGTTTTGCCAATCTTCCATGATCCCTGAGTATTCACGGGTTGTGGTGTCATAGCCAAGTAGCTGTTCGGCGGTAAGTTTGACTCGTTCCACGTCTATCAGGAACCGAAGGTTGGTTTCAGGTTGATATATCCACCATTGGATAGCCCAAAACATCGTTGGTGACGGGTCAACGCTGGCAATCGAGATTAACGGTGGTTGAAGGTTGGATGGTACGTGACCTGGGCGACGCTCATTGTCCACACAACCTGGATATAGCACTCCGTCAGGCCCAACACCACCTGTAGCCCACACACGCTCAATCAGATAGTTGCCTTCAGCTTGATCTTCCTGCTGATACACCACCGCAAACTTAGATGGGTTGGAATGTTTAATGTACGACAGGTCTTTCCAAGACAGACGATGGGGGTCTAGGAGCGGTCCGTTCGGCCAAGCAGGGGACGAATTCCGTTTTGACGCAAGTCCTGTGTCTAGTTCCTCATAATACGCTTTGTAGATGAGGTGATGATATTTCTGTTTTTTTAATGGTTCCTTCGCCTCAGAAATATCTGTGATATCTGATCCGTCATAGTCATCCTCAAAATCTTCGTAGGTGACTTTTGCGAGACAATGAGCGTAGAGGTCCAAAGGTCCGAGTCGTTGTCCGACGACGGCGAGCAAACCGCCTGGATCGACTCGCGCCTCAGCCATTGAATCCCAACGTTCAATGAGTTTATCTCTTGCCGCAGACTCTTTAGCGTTCTCCGGTGACGCAACATCATCAAACAAACACAAATCGGCACGATGACCAATGAATTCAGACTCAATACCGTAAGCAGAAACAGTTGGTTCCTTGTTATCCAACCCACCCATATCCTCCTGTTCAACAATAAATTC